GCTTGGGTCTGAGCACCGGCAGCACCGTCAAGGGTTACATGCTTCAAGCGAAGAAGCGTCTGACCATCAACAAGGCCCCCGAAGCCGGACGTAACCTCATTATCGGTCCCGAGACCGAAGAGGATATGCTGAGCTTGGATACGTTCACCGAAGCCGACAAGGTTGGCGACGATGGTACGGCTCTGCGTGAAGCAAGTCTGGGACGAAAGTTCGGTTTTGGTATCTTCCAATGCCAGAACACTCCGTCGGTTACGGTCAATATCGCAGCCGCCGATGCTTTGGTGGATCAAGGAACGTCCCCGACGGGTTATGCCGCCGGTGCTACCACGATCCATGTGGACACCGCTGGTTCCCAGTTCGAGAACAAGCCCGGTGATTTTATCTCAATCGCCGGCGATGCGACCGCACAACGTGTGACGGCCGTTGGTGCTCTTGCTACTCAGGACATTGATCTCACGGTCAGTCCCGGTGTCCGTAATGCAGTGGCGAACAACGCCATTGTTACGCGATATGAGAATGCCGCAGTGAACTTCAGTGCTGGCTACGCTGCTGGTTACTCAAAGGCCATCACGGTCAGTGGGTACACGGGAGCAATCGAGGTTGGTACTCTCGTTGCGTTCTCAACGAATGCCACGCCTGACGTGCCGATTGCGGGCTACTACTGCGTCATCTCCACCACGGAGACTGGCAGTAACACGACCGAGATCACTCTCGATCGTCCGCTCGTGACGGGTGTTGTTGATGGTGACGTCATCAATCTCGGGCCGACCGGTGAGTACAACTTCGCTTTCGAGCGGAATTGTCTTGCCCTCGTCATTCGTCCCCTCGTGGCCGTCCCCGGTGGGATGGGTGCATTGTCGGCGAATGCGTCGTTCGGTGATGTGTCCGTTCGTGTCACTGTGAGTTATGAAGGTCGTGGCCAAGGTCTCTTGGTGACGGTTGATCTCTTGTGTGGTGTTGCCACGCTTGACACCAACCTCGCGGCAGTCATGCTTGGCTAATTCTCTCTGGCTGACTACCCACCCTTCGGGGTGGGTAGTTGGTCTTTGATAAATCCAACAAGGTTCATGCTATGACTCGACGAACTCGTCTCAGGTTTGTAAGGCGGACAGTCTACCGTCTAAAACGCACATACGGCGTACCAATGGATTTGTATGCTCAAGTCGTTGGGCAGACTAACCCACAAACCGGTCAGAAGGATATAACATACAGTAAGGTCCATATTAGAAAAGTGGTAGTTCAACCTGCACGGCAGCAGACTTCATTTGTCTACGACTTGGCTTACATTTCTGCAAACAAAGATTTCACAGGTGGTGGATTCTTTGATACATCAGATAGACGGATCATTATTGATGCCGTCGATTTACCGACTGACTGGGTTATGGACAACGACCAGTTTGTTATTTTTGACAATCGACGGTATGACATTAAGAGTTTCTTTGAATTCGAGACAAATGCTGGTTATATCTTAGTCATTCGGGAAACCGTAGGACAACGAATCGTTCGACTTGAAGAGGGTGTTTCAGTTCTCACTCTGCAAGATTCAGCCGCTGGAGTAATTTAATGGCCATTAACCCACATTGGCTTCGTTGGACAGTCGCGTCAATCGCAACTCACTTTAATGCTGCTAAGGGTGCTTACCCTTTGTATCTTGAAGGCGACGAGCGTGACACAGACGAATTAAAGAACTTTGCTGAATTACGTATTGATGGTCCTTTTGTGAAAACTCTACAGGGTGGACTTTTCTACCTTGATATTGAAGTTAATGTACTTATTCAATCGAAGATGGACCCTGAGAATTTGTATCTGGGGCTGACTGTGGCTGGCGTTTTTGCCGCAGCTTTTGTTAATGTCATCAAGGCATACAAATACGGGACTGGTAATGATGACGATGATACTCTCCTTGGATGTTATCGTCTTCGGGACACCCGTAATGATAATTCGATTGATATTAGTCAATTTGGTATTATCCAAAAAGATACTAGGTTGACTCAAATTACGATCGAGGGTCACTACCGCATGGAACTTCAAACGTAAAGGGGCCATACACATGGCGAAAATCGACCTCAAGAACGCTACCGTCAAACTTTGGGATGGTACGCTCGGGACTCTCACTACTACCAATACTGGTGGTGTTGATGGTCAAATCATTCTTACTGCGATCAGTAAGCACATCGGTTCCAATAAGATTGCTCTAACCTTGGTTGATCCAGCAGGTGACGGGTCGATTGGTGTCGTTGTGACTGGCCGTAGTATTGTTGTCACTCTAGCATACGCAACTGGTGCTATTACGACAACGGCCACTCTGTTGTTAGCCGCAATCCTTGGGGATTCGGATGCAGCAGCACTTGTCACCGGGGCTCAAGCTGGAACAGGGGCTGACCTTGTTGAAGCTCAGGCTATCACAACTTTGGATGGTCAACTTAGTATGTCCATCACTATCGGAGAAGGCACTCTTGCTTATTCCGAAAAGAAACCGCGTGAATTCGTTAAGGATCGCGGAAATCTTGATACTGTACGTGATGCAGATCAGGAACCGATGGACGTCTCGTTTGACTTCATCTGGGACTTTATTGTCAATGAAGCGGGTGGTTCAACTCCCACAGTCGAGGAAGCTCTCAAGTATACTGGCGTTGCAGTGACGAATACTTGGCTCACCACGGCTACGGATGTTTGCCAACCGTATTGTATCGACATTGAAGTCGTGAATGCACCGGAGTGTACCACCGTCGAAGACGAGTTCACAATGGTTGAGGAATTCTACTACGAAAGCCTCGACCACGATGCGAAAGAAGGCACTGTTTCGTGCAGCGGCCGTAGTAACAGAGTTGTTGCCGTCCATACCAGGGCGTAATGATTCTGTTGGTAATTCTACCAACCCTTTGAAAGGTTAGATCATGGCAAAAATTGATCTCAAAAATGCAACGATCAAACTGTGGGACGGCACTGCTGGAACACTACTGGTCGATTGTACGAATGTTTTGTCCGACGTGACATACACGTTGACGAAACACATTGGTAGTCGAACGGTTTCGATTACCTACGTTGACCCTGCGGCTGAGGCATCACTCTCGGTTGTTGTTACTGGGTCCGCTATTGTTGTGAACTTGGCTAATTCTGTGGCTCCGGCAGTTACATCAACTGCTGCTCAAGTCGCAGCGGCGGTCAATGCTAGTGCAGCAGCGGCAGCCCTTGTCACGGCTGTTGAGGAGGGTAATGGTTCTGGTATATGTGAGGGCAAAGTGTTGGCCAATATCACGTCCACGGCCAACAATGTGACCATCACTATCGGGGAAGGCACTCTTGCTTACTCCGAAAAGAAACCGCGTGAATTTGTTAAGGATCGCGGAAATCTTGATACCGTCCGTAATGCGGATCAGGAGCCGATGGATGTCTCGTTTGACTTCATCTGGGACTTTATCATCAGCGAATCGGGTGGAGCGGCCACAATTGAAGAGGCTCTCAAAAAGGTTGGGAATGCTTCTTCATGGTTGACCACTGCAACCGATCCGTGTCAGCCGTTCTGCGTTGGCTTGGAGATTGTCAATGCACCGGATTGCACGACCGTTGAGGACGAGTATACAATGATTGAGGAGTTCTACTATGAGAGCCTCGATCACGACGCCAAAGAAGGTACGGTGTCAGCTAGTGGACGGTCCAACCGGGCTACCGCTAATCACTACCGTGTTGCTTAACTTAACAACCCAAGGAGATTCGTACAATGAAGTATAAAGGTAAGAAAATTGAAGGTCGCAATATCACGACTTTAGTCATTCCACGACCTGATGGTGATATTGCATTCATCATGGAAGCGGTCGAGAATTTTGATGCATTTGACAAACTCGTTGCAATCCCAGAAGCTCCTGAAATTCTGCGTCCAGGTGGTGTCCGTGAACTTAATCTGCAGGATGCAAAGTATCAGGAACGTCTCGTTGTGTATGCAGAGAAACGTTCGCATTTTTTGACACTTCAAGCTCTCAAAGCAACAAAAGACTTGGAGTGGGAAACTGTTGATGATGAGAACCCAGAGACTTGGGTCAATTGGACAACGGAACTCAAGGAGTCTGGTTTCAATGATATCGAACTTGGGCTCATTGTCAGAAAGGTTGCTCAGGCTAATAGTTTGGACAACTCAATGCTTGATGATGCGAGATCAGCTTTTTTACAAGAGCAAGCTCGTCAAAAAAGGTCCACATCCCAGACGGACGGACAGCCAAGTATATAACTTGGCGAGCTTGTGAACGGTTTGGCTTGATCCCCCCAGGTGTGCTATCTGTATTTGAAGCAAATGCACGCTGGGGGCAAGCCTCACTAATTGGTTATGAACAAATTCGACAAATTGAGGAAGCAGAACAGTTAGCCGCAATGCAGGGAGCCAAAATGTAATGGCTGTTGTTAAAATGAGGA